ATATCGGCGCCTGGTCGATCCCGCAGAGCCAACTCGCCATGGTGCATCAGAACGAATTGATCATGCCGGCAGCCGAAGCGGGCGCCTTCCGCTCCATGCTGAGCAATCAGGCCAATGGCGGCGGCGCCCAGGCGCAAGGCGGCGGCGACACGCATGTCCATCTCAATGTCTCGGCCATGGACGCGGCCTCGGTGAAGAGTTGGCTGGGCGCCAATTCGCGACAAATCATGAAAGCGATGAACCAGGCGATGCGCAACGGCGATCACCTCGGCTTGCGTCGACTGGCGCAGTAAGATCATGGCGCAACTCTTCGGCGTGTGCCTGCTGCCGGCCACCGGCGAATTCACCTACGACACGTTCCCCGCCCAGGGAAAGAAAGCTACGGAGTCGTCGTTCTCGCCCATCAACACCCATCTCGCGCCCACCGGAACCAAGACCGACTATTCCTACGCGCTCGATCAGCTTCAGGCGGCGCATCCCGAGTGCCAGACGGTCGCCCTGGTCTGCGCCTGGTTCGGCAATTCCACTGACGCCGCGACCTGCAAGATCTACCCCTCGACCAATTTCATCGGGGGCGCCTTCGAGACTTACGCGAACGGCGCCTGGACCGCCGCCAACTGGAAAGTCTCCGGCCTTACGCAAAACTCGGCCGGCCTCATTCCGATCTCGACCAACAATGGCGCCGCCACCTATGGCGGCGCGCCCTCGGACCAGAGCATCGTGCGCTGCATCCGCGATTTGCGCGCGCGTGGTTTGCGCGTGATCTTCTATCCGTTCATTCTGATGGACACGGCGGGAAAACCCTGGCGCGGCCGCATCGGCCTCGCCACCGATCTCACCGCGGCCACGACCCAAAATGTGAACAGCTTTCTCGGCGGCGCGACCCCCTCGCAGTTCACCCGCGACGCCGTCAATCTGACGGTCGCCTATTCGGGATCGCCCACCGATTTCACCTACCGCCGCTTCATCCTGCATTACGCCAACCTCTGCGCGCTCGCGGGCGGGGTCGATCTGTTCCTGCTCGGCTCCGAATTGCGCGGCCTGGAAATTTTACGCGGCCCCAACTGGACTCAGGCGGGAACAACCGACGTCAACGGCCACGCCCAATGGGACTATCCCTTCGTCGCCGGCCTCGTCCAACTCGCGGCCGACGTGCGCGCCACCTTCGACGCGGCTGGTTTTGCGCGCGATCTGACCAATCACAAGAACCTGATCGCCTATTCCCCGGACTGGTCGAGTTGGAACGGCTGGCAGCATCCGGGCGCCAACGGCCAATGGCCGCATCTCGACTCGCTGTTCGCCTCGCAAAACATCGATGTCGTCTCGTTCGACAATTATCTGCCGCTGTCCGATTGGACGCTCGGCGACGGCGGTCTCGACTGCAAGAACTGGAACGCGCCCGCGCCGCAAACCTGGCCGCCCGGTCCGGAGACGATGAACGGCCTCGGACTATCCGGCCAGCCCTCGCTGCAAAACGCCGATTATCTGAAAGCCAACATCGAAGGCGGCGAGGGTTTCAATTGGTTCTACACCAACAGTCTTGGCGGCGGCGTCGGCCTCGACCCGCTGGGCACCGACCAGCGCTGCACGCTGCCGCTCGGCGACCGCGTCACCCAAACCCGCCACGCCTTCGCCGCCAACCAGCAATTGCTGACGCGAAAGGGCCTGCGCTGGTGGTGGAACAACACGCACCGCGCGATCTACGACAATGGCGACGGAACAGGCTGGAGCCCCCACGGCCCAACCACGGCCTGGACACCGCAGTCAAAACCGATCGCCTTCGTCGAATATGGCTTCGCTACGGTTGATCGTTGCACCAACCAGCCCAACGTGTTCTACGATCCCAAATCCAGCGAAAGCGCCACGCCGTTCTGGTCGCTGTGGACGGGTTCGGTAGGCTCGGGCTGGCGCCCCCAACGCGACGACACGCTGGCCGATCTCGCCCTGCAATCCGTGCACGATTACTGGAGCGCCAACAATGCGACGTCCGGTTCGGGCGTCGCCATGGTCTTCACGCCCTTCTGCTGCGCTTGGAACTGTGACGCCCGGCCTTTCCCGGTCTTTCCCCTCGACGGCGATGTCTGGGGCGACGGAGGCGCCTGGGCGACCGGCAACTGGATTGGCGGCAAGGGGCCGGCCACGGCGCCGACCGCGCCCGATCCATCGCCAACCGTCGGAACCTTCGCCACTTTCCCAACGCTCGCGGGCCAAGGCTGGAGCGTGAAATTCCAGCCGCGTTTCCTCACCTGCGTCCAGGCGCATGTTTCCGGCCGCGAATCGCGTGCGGCGCGCCGTCTCAATCCGCTCCATGATATCGAGCTGAATTTTGACCTGCTGCGCGGCGCCGCCGCCCATGCCGAACTGCAAGAGGTCGTCGCCTTCATCGCCAATCACGCGGGCCAGTCCCAAGCCTTCCTGTTCACCCCGCCAAACGCGCTCGGCGTGGTCGTGGGCGAACCAATCGGCGTCGGCGACGGAACGACGACAAGCTTTGCACTGACTCAAAAAATTGGCGGCTTCAGCGAAAACGTCCAGGCGCTCCTCGGCGCACCCACCGTCTATCTCGACGGCGTGGCCGCGCCACCCACCGCCTATGCGCTGTCGATCCTGCCGGCGGTCGTGACCTTCACCTCCGCCCCGGCGTCGGGCGTGGTGGTGACGGCGGATTTCACCGCCGCCCATCTCGCGCGATTCGCAGACGACAGCCTCGACCTCGAAGAGTTCATGACGGAATTCTGGACCCTCAAAAGCCTGAAACTGGAAACGGTGCGCACGTGACCCTTGCAACATTTCCGACACTCCCCGGCCAGGGCTGGAGCGTCAAGAAGACGCCAACTTTTTCGACACGGGTGGCGTCCCACGCGTCGGGCCGCGAGGTGCGCGTCCCGCTTTACGCCCGCGCGCTCTACCAATTCGAATTGTCCTTCGACGCGCTCGATTCCTCGGGCGCGAACCCGGCGCTCCAGTCCCAATCCCTGCAAACCCTGATGGGCTTCTGGATGTCGTGCAATGGGCAGTTGAACACGTTTCTCTACGTCGATCCAACCGACAATGCGGCCACATCCCAAACCATCGCCACCGGCGACGGCGCGACAACACGCTTCGTTCTTGGACGCGCCATCGGCGGCTATTACGAACCGGTGAGCTACGTCATCTCCATCGCCAACGTCACCGTCGGCGGCGCCTCGACGACGGCTTACACATTCACCGCCCCCAACACCATCGCCTTCGCCACGCCGCCGGCGAGCGGCGCGACCATCGCCGCGACGTTTTCGTACGGCTTCCAATGCCGCTTCCTCGACGACGTCGCCGAATTCGAAAATTTTCTGTCCGGTCTGTGGAAGATCGGCGGACTGAAATTCCGTCAGGTGCGCTGAATGAAATCCGCTCCCGCCGCGCTCATCTCCTATCTGAACGCGCTGCGTCCGACGTCGGACGCGCCGCTGCTCACCGCCGAATGTTTCACCATCTGGCTCTCGACCGGAACGGTCTTGACCTACACCGACCTCGACAGGCCGGTCGCGATCAACGGCTTCACCTATCTCGCCAATTCGGTGCTGATTTCGGGCCTGAAATACCGCGCGAGTTGCGGTGTAAATGTCGACAGCCAGCAGGTCACGCTGTTCGCCCGCGCGACGGACACGATCGGCGGCATTCCCTTCCTCCAGGCGATGCAGCAGGGCCTGCTCGACTGCGCCGAAATCCAGCGCGAAAAAGTCTTCTTCAGCGATTGGAACACGCCGATCGGCTCGGTGATCCTGTTCAAGGGGCGCGTCGCCCAGATCGACTCGATCGGTCGCTCCAGCGCGCAGATCACCGTGGCCTCCGACCTCGTGCTGCTCGATATCGACATGCCCCGCAACGTCTATCAGGCCGATTGCCAGCACGTGTTGTACGACGCGCAATGCGGCCTGGCCGCAGGAACCTATTCGACCGCCGGCGCCGTCGGCGCGGGCTCGACACAAACGATGATCGCCTGGAGCGCGGCGACTGCGGCTTACCAGCAAGGCACGATCGCCTTCACCTCCGGCGCCAACACGGGCGCCGACGTGACCATCAAGGCGGCGAGCAACGGCAGCCTGATCCTGTCCTACCCGCTGCCCTATCCGCCAGCGACCGGAGACACTTTTGTTGCGACCTACGGCTGCGACCGCACCATGAACACATGCAAGAGCCGTTTCAACAATCTCGGAAAATTCCGGGGATTCCCCTTCGTTCCGCCGCCACAGATCATGACGGGTCCACTCTCCTCCGTCACCTCCCGCGGCGCCAAGGGCGGCAAGTAGGATCGTGCAAATGAACGAAAACGAGCAGCGCGGCGCGGTCGTGGCCGAAGCGCGCAAATGGATGCTCACGCCCTATCGTCATGGCGCCGACATACGCGGTGTCGGCGTCGATTGCGGCATGCTGATCGTGCGCGTCTTCGTCGATCTCGGCCTCATCCCGCCGTTCGATCCGCGCCCATACGATCCCGACTGGATGATCCATCGTGAAGACGAAAAGTACTTGAGCTTTTTCACTCAACGCTGCGCGCCGGTCCAAAAGCCCCGGCCGGGCGACATTGCTCTGTTCCGTTATGGCCGAAGCTATTCCCATGGCGGCATCGTCACGCGGATCGATCCCATCGCGATCATTCACGCCTATCATGACGCCGGTTGCGTGATCGAGGATCAACTGACGCAAAACCCCGCCCTGACCGATCCCCGGCGCAAACTCGCCTATTTTTCGATCTGGCCCACCCCAAGAAACTGAAGGCGCGGACATGGGTTTTCTCGGCGCTGGGAACGTCAACACCCAGATCACCAAATATTCCGGTCTGCAGGTGCAGACCACGTCAAGTTGCGTGCCCGTGCCGATCGTCTACGGCTGCAACGTGCTCGCGCCAAATTGCTTCTGGTACGAGAATTTCAAGGCCATCGCGCAACATACGAGCGGCAAGGGCGGCAAGGGCGGCGCGAGCGCGGGCTACAATTACTCGTGTTCGATCATGATGGGCGTCTGCGAGGGTCCGATCGCCGGCATCGGCCAGGTCTGGCAAACGTCCAACACCACGACGACCCTCATCGACCTTGGCCTCAGTCTGTTCTCTGGCGCTTCGCCGCAGACCGTCTGGTCCTATCTGGCGTCGGCCTTCCCGAACCAGGCGCTGACCTACCCAGGCGTCGCCTATGTCGCGAGCGCCGCTTACAATCTCGGCTCTTCCGCCAGCGTCGGCGACAACAATTTCGAGGTCCACGGCATTCTCCACGGGACGGGCTTCAATGGGATTGACGCCGACCCCGCGCAGGTCATTTCGGATTTTCTCACCAATCCGCAATATGGCGTCGGCTTTCCCGCCGCCTCGATCGACGCCACCGCGCTCTACGCCAATGCTGGCGACAGTTCCTACCAGACCTATTGCTGGGCGAACGGTCTCGCCATCAGTCCCGTGCTCAACACGCAGGAGACGGCGTCATCGATCCTGTCGCGCTGGCTGCATCTCACAAATTCCACGGCGGTCTGGTCGGCTGGCCTGTTGAGAATCCTTCCCTACGGCGACGGCGTCGTCACCGGCGGTTCGGCGACCCTGCAGAAAACCTGGACGCCAAATCTGGTCCCCATCTACGACCTCACCGACGAAGATTTTCTCGACGTCGCGGGCGAGGATCCGATCAAGATCACGCGCTCCGATCCCTACGCGGCTTACAACCAGCAGGCGATCGAGATCCAGGCGCGCTCGGATTCCTACAACACGGGGCCCATCGTCGCCTTCGACCAGGGCGCCATCAACCGCTTCGGTCGGCGCACCGGTTCGACAATCGCCGCGCACGAGATCTGCGACGCGCTCGCGGCGCAAACCTCGGCGCAGTTGATCCTGCAACGCGGCCTTTACATCCGCAACACCTACAGCTTCAAACTGTCGATGGAGTTCTGTCTCCTCGACCCGATGGATCTGGTGACGCTCAGCGATCCCGCGCTCGGACTCAACAAGACGGTGGTTCGTATCACGGACATCGAAGAGGATTCCGAGGGCGCCCTGACGGTGACGGCGGAAGAATTTCCGCAAGGCGTCGCGACGGCGACGCAATATCCGACACAGCCAAAAACCAACGGCGCGCCTGACGCCAGTGTCGCGGCGCAGCCGGTCAATATGCCCTTGATCATCGAACCGCCGCCCGGCATCACGGGCAATGTCGCGCAGATCTGGATTGGCGCCAGCGGACAGAACGCCGATCCCAACTGGGGCGGCTGCATCGTCTGGGTTTCCCTCGACGGCGCATCCTATTCGCAGATTGCGCGACTCTCGTCTCCGGCCAAACAGGGCGTTCTCATCTCCGCGCTGCCGGCCTATACCGGAAGCAATCCGGACGGGGCCGATACGCTGAGCGTCGACCTGACGCAAAGCGGGGGAAGCCTCCAGTCCGTTTCGGCGACGGCGGCCTCGGCGGGCGTCACGCTGTGCTATGTTGATGGCGAATATCTCAGCTATACGAATGCAACCCTGTCCGGCGCCGATCAATACGGCCTCGCCGGCTTGTATCGCGGTTTCAGCGCCTCATCGGTCTCCGCGCATGCGGCCGGAAGCGTCTTCTGCCAACTCGATTCCGCGATCCTTCAGTACGACGTCACTGCGGCCCATATCGGCCAGATGGTCTATCTGAAGTTTCAAAGCTACAACATTTATGGCGGTGGCGTTGAGGATCTCTCCACCTGCGCCGCCTACACGCACACAATCCAGGGCCTTGGCGCGATCGGTCCGGTCACGGCGACACTGGCGGTCGGCGTTCCCATGGATTTCGGTCTGGTCAACCAGGCGGTCGCCGAAACCGACGATTTCGGCAGCGTTCAGTCCGCCGTCACAACGATCATCGATCTCGGCGCGCTTTCAAGCTGAACGCCGTATTTTCAGCCTCATCGCAGTCAGGGAAGACGCATGTCCGTTCAATTGAAACGCCGCCGCGACACGGCGGCGAATGTCGCGGCCTATACCGGCGCGCAGGGCGAGTTGATCGTCGATCTCACCAACAATCGCCTCACCGTTCACGATGGAGTTACGCCCGGCGGTTGGGCCGCGGCGAAATTGTCCGAGGTGGCCGCCACGACGAGAACGTCCGTCTCGGACCTCAACTACACGGCGCTGATCACGGATCGCACCATCGCCTATACGGCGATCACGGCGGCGCGCACCGTAACTCTGCCGGCCGTCTCCGCCTTTCCCACCGGCGTGTCGCTACGCATCCTGGATGAGAGCGGCGCCGCCAGCGCCTCGAAAACGATCACGCTGAGTCCAAACGGGTCAGACGTGATCAACGGCGCCGCGAGCGCCGCCATTTCCTCCCCCTATGGCTATATCGTCCTGCAGGGGAATGGCGCCGCAAGTCCGGGGAAATGGACGATTGCCGACCAGGCGGCTTCGAACCTCGCCAATGTTGGCGTGGGCGTCGCGGCTGATCCGAACAACGTTCTCTCCGCCTATGGCTCTTCGGCGCTGTTCAACGGCCTCAGTTTCAATCTCGTGGTCAACAAGTCCGCGGCAGCCAATACCGCGTCAATTCTGTTCCAGGATGGATTTTCCGGACGCGCACAAGTCGGCCTTGCGGGCGATGACAATCTCCATTTCAAAGTCTCGTCGAACGGATCGAGTTGGACCGACGCCCTGGTCATCAACGCGACGACCGGACAGGCAAACTTCCCTCAAGGCATCGCATCGGGCGACGCGGCGGGGTTTCGCAACCGACTTCGCAACGCCAGCTTCGCGATCAATCAACGTAATGTTTCGGGAACCGTGACGCTTGCGGCTGGGGCTTATGGCCACGATGGTGTTCGCGCCGGCGCATCCGGCGCGACCTACACTTTCGCGGCGAGCGGCATCGACACGACGATTACCGTAACGGCCGGTTCGCTGATCCTGCCGATAGAAAGCAATCTGATCGAGGGGGGCGCTTACATGCTTTCCCATGCTGGCGCGGCTCAGGCCCGTGTCTGGCAGGGGACTGGCTATTCTGGATCCGGCTCCTATGCCAGCGCGCCCTTCACCGCGACCGCCCTCAGCGCCGCGACCCAGACGAATGTCGAATTCTCGACCGGAACGATTTTGCGGCCGCAATTCGAGCCGGGCGCCGTGGCGACGGCGTTCGAGCGCCGCCCGCCGAGCCTCGAACTTGCGATCTGCCAGTACTATTTCCGCCTTCTGACGTGGACGGGTGTCGCCTTGTCCTATAATGCCGCTAGCAGCGCGGCGTATGTTCAGGTCTTTCAGAACTTTTCTCAAATGCGGTCAGCGCCAACGTCAACTGGGAGCGTAACCTTCAGTTCTTCGTATAATATTAGCGATGCCCCGTCTATAGGTGTGTGTAATAATGGCATAGCATATGTCGGAAACCACACGATAAATTCTGGAAATACTTACGGTTTTTATTCTGGGTCCCAGAATCTGAGCGCGGAGATTTGATATATGACGATTTCCTATACGCTAACGGACGCAAAATCCGCCCCCAACGCGCAACCTGTCATGCGTTCGGATGGGGCTTTCATTCCTGCGGATCCCAGGAATACCGACTTTCAGGTCTATTTGTCCTGGCTGTCGAACGGCGGCGCGCCAGGCGCCGCGCCAAACACGGCTTCGGCCGTTCCAACGCAAGTTTCTCGTCGTCAGTTTTTTCAAGCCGCCGCGCAGGACGGCTTGATCACCAATGCGGAAGCGATCGCGCTGATTTCGACAGGAGCCATGCCCGCAAGCTTGTCTTCCGCCATCGCCGCTCTCCCAAACGCCGAGCAGTTCGCCGCGCAAATGGCGGTGCTGGGCGACCAGACTTTTGAGAGGTCGAGCTTGATCGTCGTGGCTCTCGCCGCCGCGATGAACAAGACCAATTCCGACCTGGACGCCCTGTTCACGCTGGCCGCCTCGCTCTGAGCGGGCTCCCGCGCAACGCATTGCGGAGATTTTCATGGACTGGCGATACCCCAATGGGTCTGTAACCCGAGGCGTCGTCATCGAAGATGGCGCAGGCAATAAATTAGCCAGTTTCGGGGGCGGCGCGGGCGGCTCCAACGCCAGTGTCGGCGCGAATGGAAGCGCGGCCCCATCGAGCGCGACTGAAGTCGGCTTTGTCAACGCGCTCGGCAATCTCGCGGCGATCGGTCCGTCCAACCCCCTGCCCATCACGGCTCCGGCCAATCTGCTCGCCAGCGACAGCGGCGCCGCGACACCGGGGGCAATAATCTCCCTGCGACGCAACCGGTAACGTGGTCCGCGCAATCCGTATCTGTTTCCTCGTTGTCGAGCCTTCCAGCGGATCGAGTGCGATTGGCTCGGTCAGCGTCTCCGCTCTTCCCGCCCTCGCGGCCGGCGCCAACCTGATTGGCGCGGTCAATCTGGATATTGGCGGCGCGACGATCAGCCAAGGCAATCCGGTTCCGACAACGGAAACCTACGCCAACATCGCGACCGGGCAGGTCAGCGTCGCAACCTCCGCCACGCAAGTTGTCGCGGCCCGCGCCGGACGCAAGGAGGTCACAATCGTCAATCACGCGACGACCGCCGTCTATATCGGCGGTTCAGCCGTGACGGCCGCCGCCGGCCTTCTCCTCGCGGACGTCCGGGGCCAGTGCATCGTAAGCGGCACGAGCGCACCAGGGGCTGAAGCCCCGGTGGGGACCGGCTCACGTGTCGCGCTTGAACCTGATCGGCATCCAGAACTGCCTCAGCGCCTCGACGCTCTTCGGAATCTCGCTGGACGCG